TTGCCTTCTGAAATTTGTACTGATTGAGCATTGTGTGACCCAATTTGAATTTTATAAGTCAAAGTCGTAGAGCCATCTCCACCCGGTGAACTGTCCAGTGCTGTCCAGAGACTTCTGTTTCTACTGTGAGCACCTGATACGTTTGCATTATCGTAAATATCATACATACCACCAGAGGTCAATACCGCAGTGCTACCTCTTAAAATTTTAATACCATAACCCTCGCCACCACTCGTTGCAGAGGTTAGTATGGACATTAAATTGACTTGTATTAAAACTTTACTATTAGTTTGTGGAACAATATCCGCACTAAAATTACTTACATCGACAAATGAACCACTACTTGTACTAAATTGAGTTGTTGTTCCATAATGAACTACTTGAAGAAGCTTACCACCGCCTGCGGCTCCAAATGATAATGTACCACTGCCATTAGTTTTTATAATTTGGTCAGCAGAACCATCTGATGTAGGAAAAGTTAAGCTGTTAATTGTTGTTGCATTGATAGCACACTTACCGTTGCCATCTAGTGTTATAGCGTCTGCTGACGCACTGTTTGATCGAATTTCATCAACTAATATTTTGCTCATTATGTGTCTCCTACTCTACGAAATTCAAATTTTGTTTTTCCGTAACCACTGGTTCCATCTATTGTATGACCAGAAGTCCAGTTAGCAGTAACACCTACAAAAAATCTTACTCTAGTAGTAGAAATGTTTGTAATATCTAATAGTGCATTAATAGTTACACCGTATGTTCCATTAGCGGGTGCTGCGTTTGAACCTTCTTGAAAAGTGGAAAAGTTAGAGCCAGAATCTGACGAAACTTGTATAGCACCAGAACTGTATTGTTGTGCTGTACTACTACTAAATAAAAAATGAGCGTCAACTTCCCACAGACCTGTTTCTGGAAATGTAAAGACACCACTAGATTCTGTCATTCCAGTTCCAATAGTGCCCCATGATATTCCAGATACTGCACTTGGTCTTGCGAGATTGGATGTTATAGCTCCTTCGTAATTTGAGATATTAGATGTAAGAATCCAAGTATCCCATACTGTATATCTGGCAGCCGGTGTTGAAACTGTAGCAAATGATAAATTACCAGACCCATCAGTTTTTATATATTGACCTGCACTACCATCTGCTGTAGGTAGTTTAAACTGCACGTCGCTTGCTGACGGTGCAGAGGTTGGTGGATGCAGAGATACTGCATTACCACCCGAATGTTTTAATTTTATTGAACTCATATTATGTCTCTCCTAATTTCATAACTGTAAAGCTAGTAAAGCTGCGGCCACCCATAGCACTGGAAGCTTGATCTTCATGCACTACATCAAATCTTACTTTGTGCGTTGATGTATCCTGACAGTCAAATATTGTTTGAGAATGACTGGAATTATATGTAGCACCATTACCATCACCACTAAAGTTAGCATTAGAGCTACCATTAGAAGCCTGTTCAGAATAAGAAGAGTTATTAGTTGTCGACATTATTCTATATTGCGAATATCTATTCGCTCTGTTTTGGTTAAACGTCCATCCAGTAAATGATATAAACCAATAACCGGTTGATGGAAATGTCCAAATTCCACTACTGTGTGACATTCCGCTACCTTTAACACCATGAACACTACTAGCTGAGTTAGATCTAGTCCAACTTGTTATAGGCTGATCGTCACCTGTTGAACTACCCACGTACCATTCGTCAAAATCTGATATACCAGCAGTTAAACCTGTAAGGGCTGCTCCTGATATAGCCGGTAGAGCACCTGATAATTTAGATGATGACATTCCAGCTATAGTAGCATCTGTTACGGAGCCAGCTGGTAAACCACCGGCAGAGATACCTGTGATAGTACCGTTTCCATTAATTTGTATCGCCATAATTATACTATTGTATATGTACTACCCGAAGGTATTGTTAATGTAACGCCGTTTGCTATAGTGATCGGCCCGGCACTAAGAGCGTTTTTGTTTGTTGTTATTGTGTAGTTGTTAGATATAGTCTGTGAGTTTTCATAGATACATCCGTCAGCTACTGCTGAAGCTACACCTGTTAAGTTACTACCATCACCTGTATAGGATGTCGCACCTAAAGCTCCTGTTGCAGAGTTAAAGGTTAGATTACTACCACTCTTAGGTGCTAGATCTCCAGTCGCTGCTGTAACAAATACAGGAAAACAAGTTGTGTCTGTTGACTCATCTGCTACTGGTATAGTAGAAGTGTTGATAGCATTTGCAGATGCCGATGTAATACGTCCCTGAGCGTCTATAGTAATTGCAGGGATAGATGTGGCTGAACCATAGCTACCAGCAGTTACAGACGTATTAGCAAGTTTTGTAGCATCAACTGCATCATTTGCTATATGAACTGTATCAATACTTCCATCTACATAATGTTCTGAATCTATAGAATTATCAGCTATCTTGCTACCATTAACTGCATCCCCTGCAAGTTTTGATGAATTAACTGCCCCGTCTGCAATCTTGGTTGTTGTTACTGCACCAGATGCAATAGTTGATTCTGTAACTGTGCCTGCACTAGGAGTGTTTAGGTTTACTGTTGATCCGATCGTGATGATGAAGAAATCAGCACCATTAGGAGGAGCGGCAGAAAATATAATGTCGCTACTGTCAATAGCAAAGCCTTCGCTGGGTTGACTGGTTCCGCTATTAGGTTTCTGAATGACTCCATTGATGCTAACAAGATGTTGCTCGGCAACTGTGCCTGCGTTACTAAGTGTAAATCTTGTAGCTGTGCCATCAAATGTTGCACTTCCACCTCCTGATCCTGATGAACTAGATATTGTGTTTATAAAGAAACTACCTACTGACTGAGCTTCTTCCCATGCTGATGTAGTTCCATCATACACGAGCAGTTTACCTGTAGCAGTATTAAAGAATAAGTCACCACTATCGTTATTACTTGTAGGGTTCGACGAACCAACTCTGTATCTTTCGTTGAAATCATTGATGTCTCCACTAAGACTAACTAGGTCACTTTCTGGAAGTGTAGCTTTGTGATAGTTGTATGTCTGACTAGAGCCAGTAGATGTCACGATAAAACGTATACCTGTAGCTATAGTAGAACTATGAAAGTTAGAAGGTATGTTGTTTATTGTAACAGTTGTACCATTAAGTGTGCGGCCTGTTGTACTAACACCACTACTGTTTACAACTATGCCAGCTGCGTCTGCTATACTGATAGCAACACCAGATACTGGTTGTGTATTAGGAAATGATACCT